CCCACCATTCTTCCCACCATTCTTCCCGTTCTTCCCATTCTTCCCACCGTTCTTCCCACCGTTCTTCCCGTTCTTCCCATTCTTCCCACCTTTCTTCCCACCTTTCTTCCCGTTCTTCCCACCTTTCTTCCCATTCTTCCCACCTTTCTTCCCACCATTCTTCCCACCGTTCTTCCCGTTCTTCCCACCATTCTTCCCACCATTCTTCCCACCGTTCTTCCCACCATTCTTCCCACCATTCTTCCCATCGTTCTCTGCGTACGTTTATATATCTGGACCAACCTCAATCTCTTGCGGAAATCAATGTCTGGGCAGTGGATACACAGCATCAGGAGCAGCCTCGGTAGCCCTTTCCAACTGCGGTGGCTCTGGTCCAAGATGTTGCAGATGTAATAATACACCTGGTTAAAAGTAATTTACTAAAACGTTTAGACATGCTACAATTGTTCTATGACTGATTCAGTAAAACCATGGGATTTATTAAATCCAAACAAGCCTAGATCTTTAGATGAGGTTGCTGCAGAAAGACTTTCTATTTGCAAAGGTTGTGAACATTTTATTAAACTAAGCAAACAATGCAAAAAATGTGGTTGTTTTATGAATCTTAAGACTAAGCTAGAAGAAGCAACCTGTCCAATTGGCAAATGGTAATGGAAATTTCCAACGGGATATATTTATATGATATAAATATTGATTTAAATGAAACAATTGAAGGCTTAGAGGATATGTCTGAGATGGGGAATACTGATATTAAATGGAGAAGTACACTTCCTTTCAGTTTAAAACATAAAAGTATTGGATTTGTAAATCTAGAAGATGATTCTAAAATAGATCAAGAGGATGGCTGGCATCTATTTTTACACGACTTATCTAAAACTTCTTCTGAGGTTTTTATAGAATCAGCAATAGATTATTTTAAGAAAAAAAATATGCCTAAGCCAGCATTTTCTATTTTTGTTTTTTTTAGATCTGAGGATGGCTCTAAGCAAGTTAATATGAAAGATAATTATGGAAATGAAACTGGTAGAACAGTTTCTTTTAAGTATTTTATTAATGATAATTATGACGGTGGAGAAATAGAGTTTGTAAATTTAGGCATAAAGATTAAGCCAAAATCTGGACAACTTCTTATACATCCAGCAGGATATGAATATTTAGAGCATGAAGTTAAAAATGGTAATAAATATCAGCTATCTTGTTGGGTTTAATAAATATAGTAGTGCTGGCACTTGCCATATTTTTACTTAATTAATGCTTTTATGATATAATAAAGTTATACCATTTAAAGATAGGAATCTTATGAATATCTATGATGAAAACGAAAACCCTTGGTTTACTAAAGATAGATCAGAAACAGCTTTAACAAGAATTGCAAGAGTAATGCCTCAAAACAACATTAGTGTTAGTAATCCAGGTTTAGGTTTAAATATTTATCACAATGTATTTTCCAAAGACGATTCAGAAAGATATATTGATACACTTGAATATAATTTATCTGGAGATAAAAAATATAAGTGGTCAGAAGCTACAGTAACAAATTCTCCAAATCCAATTAAAAAAGCAAGAGATTGTGTAGATTTTAAATACAAGCAAGAAAATCTTGGACCAAAAGATGAGCACAACGAAAGTCTTATTGATTTACATGAAGAAATCTACCAAAAGTTAAAAATGTGCATAGATGATTATGCACATTATTGGGGAATTAATGTTACATATTACGAAGCATTTAACTTTGTAAAGTATGAAGGTGAAGGTACACACTTTAATATTCACGCAGATCATGGCCCAGCATATAACTGTACAGTTTCTGCTGTTATTTATATTAACGATGACTATGAAGGCGGAGAAATTAAATTTCCAAGATTAGATAGCTTTGTTCATACTCCAAAAGTTGGTGATATAGCTATATTTCCTTCAAACTATATTTATGAACATGCATCGCTGCCAATGAAATCAGGAACAAAATATTGTGTTGTTGTTATGACAGATATTAATGAATTGAGTCATTAATGAATAAGTTAGCAATCTTTAGATCTTTTAGACCTTGGTTAGATAAAGATAGTGTTTCTGTTCCAGCACCAACACAAAGTATTATTCCACAATGGTATAAAGATGCAGATAGATTTGCAAAAAATCCAATTAATAATGAATATTATAATGCACCAAAAGAAACGTGCCCTTTTCCAAAAGAAGGCACAGTAGATGACTATGGAAAAATTCCTACATGGAAAGCATGCCCTGCAATTATGGATGCATTTTCAACAGGGTATGTTTTTAAAACTCCTTGCGACTTAGTATTTTCTAAAAATGCACAAGGTGTTATTGGTGTAACAATTGAAGATAAAAAATACCAAGATTTTTGCACTGAAAGACCTCCTATGCCACAGTTTGAGCATCCAAAAGGATTCTATCAACATCATTTTGCTTGGAGTTCAGATTGGGGACTTGAGCTTCCAGAAGGGTACAGTGCGCTATTTATGACACCAATGAATAGGTTTGATTTACCATTTTTAAATACAACAGGAATTGTTGACTCAGATAAAGTTCATCTACTTGGAAGTTTTCCATTTTTTATTGCGGAAGGCTGGGAAGGAACAATTCCAGCAGGCACTCCATACCTACAAGTTTTACCATTCAAAAGAGAAAACTGGAAAAGTGAAGTAGAGATATTAGATCAGTCTAAAATTTATGATAAAATGTTTAACAACATGAAGTTTTATAGACAGCCTGACGGCGGGGTATATAAGAATAAAGTTTGGTCAAGACGAGAATACAAATAAGGAGAATAAAATGGAAACATGGACAGAAAAAATAGACCTTGGCGATGGAATTTTTTGTTACAAGGGTGTAATTAAAAAAGAAATTGATGTAATAAAAAGACTTGAAGATAATCTTAAACCAGAGGGAGACACTACTGGGTACAGCTGGCAACCTGCGTATGTAGGCTACAAGCAACTGATGCCAGACTATAGAGATTGTAATGATTTTAAGTTTAAGAAAACAGATATTGAAAATGATAAAAGTCAAGTCAGCTTAAACCTTCAATCACTTTGGCAAGATCTTTATGATGTAAAGTTACCAGCAGTAGAAGATTATTGCAGAATGTATAATATTCATAATTTAAAATATTGGGAAGCTTTTAATTTTATTAAATATGGTCAAGGTCAACACTTTATGGAACATCACGATCATGGGTTTTCTTATAATTGTACTGTTTCTTTAGTCTCATATGTTAATGATGATTATGAAGGTGGAGAGCTTTTCTTTAGACTACAAAATCTAAAGGTTAAAGCAGAGGCTGGGGATTTGTTTATTTTCCCATCAAATTTTATGTATCCTCATCAAGCAATGCCAGTAACTTCTGGAACCAAGTATTCTATTGTAACAATGCTTGATTACAGTAAAAAGTTTCATACTCCAGAAATGTATAGTGCAGAGGCAGATTAATGTTTAATATCTCAGTTGAAAAAACACAGGGAGCTCTATTTGACATTCAGCCCATGTCAATTAAAAGAGATTGGATGGATGTAACATCAGAAGGCCATGCCTATAGATGTTTTCCAGTAACCCAGTCAAACGTAATTGGCTGGAGTCTTTCTTGTGTAGAAGATATTGAGTTTATTTGGGATGGAGTTAATGATCAAACTCCAAATCGTATTGAAATATTCAGCCCATTGGGAGCATATTCTGGAAGAGGTCAATCCTCTATAAGTTTAAATACTGGTTTAGTTTTTAGAACAGACAAAGACGTAAGTATTTTTACTATTAATCCAGTAAATTATTTTAGTGATGAGTTTGAAACAATGTCATCATTAATGAGCACCTCTTTTTATGACAATCCTCTGCCTTTAGCTATTAAAGCAAAGGTAGCAAATAAGAGAGTGGTTATCAAAGCTGGAACTCCAGTTGCTACAATTATTCCTATATCTTTGTCAAATTTAAACGGTACAAATATTGAAATTGTTAAGTACCAAGACAACGATAGAACAAGATTAGAAGCAAATATTGCCTATGGGAATGCTGCACAGGAAATAAATTCTACTGGAAAATGGACAGATTGGTATAGGGATGCGGTAAATGAAAAAAAAGAAACTCAGGGATCTCATGAGGTAAAAATATTAAAATTAGGCGTAACAGATAAAACGAAGGGTGATATAATATAAATATGGAACAAAACAAAGACTCATATACAGTAGTTAAACGAACACCATCTATAACTCCATCTGGGTGGTTTGGAGATAGCAAAGACATGATTGTCGAGCTAGAAAACTTTATGACCCTAGAGGAAATAGAATTTCTAGAAAAATCTGCCAAATCTTTAACAATTTGGGATGTAACTGAAAGCCATATGAATGAAAATGGAACTGTTACATATGACTCAGATTATTGGAAAGACAGGGTTGCAACCAGCCCAACACTAAATAAGAATGATCCAACTATTGCACCAGTAATTGCTGGACTATTTGAAAGACTAAAACCAATTGTTGAAGAATTTTATAAGGTCGAAGTTATTCCAACTGGGACAACTATTGTTAAATGGCTTCCTGGGCAATTTCAAAAGCCTCATGCAGACAAAGAACTTCATGAAGGACCAGATGCTGGAACTCCAAATGATTTTCCTAACTATGACCTTTCTAGTTTGTTTTATTTAAATGACGACTATGAAGGTGGAGAGTTATACTTCCCACTACAGGGCGTACAGTTTAAACCTAAAAAGGGTGCTGCTTACTTTTTCCCAGGGGATAAAAACTATATTCATGGAGTAACTGAGATTACAAGTGGTTTAAGATTTACTTGCCCATTCTTTTGGGAGATTACAAAGCATACAGGAGATAGGCAACCTTAATATGAATGACAAACATCTTGAAGCAATAGAGATATATCCTAACATTCTTGTATATAAGAATATGTTTAAAGATGTTTCAAAATCTTATAAAGTATTAACAGATTCATTTACAGAAACAGAAGACAGACTGTTTAGCCCTTGGACACAATGGTCTATTTTTGGAGATTATTTAAATCCAATAATTCCTAATTTTTCTATGTCAGATAAATATGGAAACTTAAAAACCATAGAAACAACAACACAGATTAAAGAAGATCAAAAAAATTTTGGTATAGAAATGATGGAAAACTTTCATTTAGTTACTGAAGACTACATTAAAAGATATAATATTGATATAGATTTAAACGAAACATCTATAGATGAAAATGGAAATACTGTACCAATTTGGCGATGGACAGGTGGAACAATAGGTAAGTATCATATTAGTACTACTGATGAGCAGGTTGGAATGAGATATCATTCAGATTATCAAAGAGAGCAGGGCTCTGCTCCAGGTTATAAGTTTGTTATAACATGTACAATATATTTTAATGATGACTATGAGGGTGGAGAGATTGACTTTGCAATGGGAGATAAACTTGTAAAATACAAACCAGAAGCAGGAGATTTATTAGTTTTTCCATCAGGACACCCAGACTACCTTACAGAGGATGGAATGCCATATCTTCATGGAGTGATGCCATCATATAATAAAAATAAAATTTTGTCAAGAATGTATTGGCAAAAATATCAAAAAGGAACTGATGAATGGTATGCAAAAGAAAAAGAATTTGGAAAAGAAGTTTGGGCTAATATGCAGCCAGAATTAGAGGAAAAGTTTAGACAAGAACATCCTCAAAGGACTACAATAGAAAATGGAGTAAGAATACAATGAATCTAGAAAATAAAAAAAGAATAACAAAAGATATAGTTATTTATGAAAACTTTATAAGCAAAGAAGATTGCAAAAAAATGATTCAAGCCTTAGATGCTCAAGCAGATAACGGTGCAATTTCTTGGATGCCTATTTCATTTTATGAGTCATACTCCTCTGTACTTCCACAAGACAATGATCAAGAATTGCTTGATGCTGGGCTATCTCCAACTATATTTTCAGACATTGAAAAAACAATGCCAAAGGCAATCGCTTCAGTCCATGACCTTGACCCAAAAACAATTTCTAAGATTGGGTATCACACACAAAAATGGGAGCCAGGAGCATACGCAAGAATACACTCAGATAATACAGATGCTGAAGGAAATTCAGGCGCTTTTACAAGAAGCCGATATGCAGGCTTTCTATATCTTAATGATGATTTTCAAGGAGGACTACTTAAGTTTCCAGGTCAAGACATAGAAATTAAGCCAGAAGTTGGAATGCTTGCTGTTTTTGACGGGGGATTTAGCAATATGCACGAAGTATCCCTAATAGAAAGTGGAGTAAGATATACCATTGGATCTTTCTGGGATGACAGAGAAGAAGATGCTTATCCACAAGAATTAAGAGATGCCTGGGCTGCAGAAATGAAAGAGACTAGAGCAAAACAAGAAATTGAAAGAGCAGAATGGCAAGATCTTTTAAAAGAAGGCTGGAAGCTAGATGCTGAAGGAAATAAATACAAGGTAGAGGATCTGGAAAACAATGCCTAATTTCTTAACAGATATATTAAAAGAAAATAACTTTCAGGTTGAAGAAGTCACTGATGACATTGTTTTAGTTAAAGATTTTTTTTCTAAAGATGAACTAGATCAAGTTTTTGAAGTTATAAACTCAACTCCAAATGAAGAATGGTTTATAGAATATCATGCTAACTTAAAAAGTTTTTGTTTCCAAAAATTTGGAAGATATGATGTTGATAATTTAGTTGCTGAAGGAAAATTTGAAATAACTCAAAACTGGCAAGATAAAAATTTAAACATAGGACAGTATCCCTTTCAACAAAATCTATTTGATAGATTAAATAACTTAGTTCAAATTGTTGATGATACAATAGAATTAAGTGGTTTTGCAACAATTCAAAGAATGCAGGAAGGTGTTGAGTTAAAAGCTCATACCGACCAGGATACAGACCCGTCAATTAGATATGCTGCTATTCTGTATCTAAATAATGACTATGTAGATGGAGAATTATTTTTTCCAATTAATGGTCTAGAGTTTAAACCAGAACCTGGGACAATGCTTATTTTTCCAGGAAACGCAGAGTATAATCATGGAGTTAAGCATGTAGGTGCTGGCCCAATTAGATACGTACTGGTGGGGTTTATTAAAGAAAAAGGATTTTATGAAAAGAATAAATACTAAGGGAGAAACAAATGAATAAAGAACTGCTAGATCCAAAAGTATACTATTATACTGACGCAATTGAAAATTTTAAAACTTTTAAAGAAATCTGGAAAGAGCTAGACACTCTTGAGCAATACACAGAGTCAGGTGTAAATGTTTGGAACCCTTGGACATCTTCTAACGATAAAACCTTCATCTATGGAGAAACAAAAACATTTGACATCAATGCTATTAACAACCTTATTGGAGAAGTAGCAGAAAAAAGTAAATATATATATGACGCTATTATGACTACGCTATACAATGTCTGTAAAGACTATGCATCTTCTTTAGGTGATTTTGATGAGCCAAGACTTTTCCCAACATTTAACATTAAAAAGTATAATACTGGAATGGCTATGGGAGCTCACTTTGATCAACTTGATGGTGATAAGACATTGAGATATTCACTAGTTATGTATTTAAATGATGATTGTGAAGGCGGAGAAATATCTTTTCAGTTAAAAGACTATGATGGTGGATGGACAAGCTCAGAAGGTTGGGTAAGCGGTGCGCCAGCAGTAGATCTAGACTATGATCTCGCACTTGAAAACAAAGCAATTAGCTTTGGTGTAAAACCTAAAGAAAATAGCGTTGTGATATTTCCAGCATATGCTCCATATTTCCACACAGCACACACAGTTAAGTCTGGTGTAAAGTATATGGTTCCTGGTCACTGGATCCATAACAACATGGAGCTTAATAATAGTCAGAGCATGTAATTGAAAACTGCTATTGTTACTGGGGCAAGCAAAGGCGTAGGGCTAGCAACAGTTAAACGACTGTCTGAAAATGGCTATAAAGTTATTGCTGTTTCAAGAAACCTATCTAAAGTGTCTGAGTTAATATCTGATAATGTTGAGGTATATAACTTAGATATTACAGACTCTAAAGCAATAGAAGAGTTTTTTGAAAAATACAAAGATATTACTTTAGATCTTTTGGTTAATAATGCTGGTGGAGGCTCAGGCCCAACTTATATTATTAATGAAACCCCAGAAAACTTTAGAAAAGCATACGACATCAACGTCACTGGCCCCATGTACTTATCTCAATTATTTGCACCATGTATGGAAAGATCAGAATCTCCAACCATTATTTTTGTTACTTCTTTTGGTGGAAAAGTTCCATATCGTGGTGGAGGAAATTATACAAATGCCAAAAGAGGTGAGCGTGGTTTGATTGATACAATGAGACTTGAGTTCCCTCAATTTGGAATTAAGATTACAGAAATCTGTCCAGCAACTATTGATACCCAAGAACAAAAACGGGATCAAGCATTAACGGCAGAAGATTTAGCAGAAGCAATTTACTGGGTGGGATCATTACCAAGTCACGTCAATATAAATGAAATTGAAATGTGTCACATTCATAGTAGCAAGTATGGATAACTATTTTATTTATAACACTTTCGTTATATAAAAGTACTAACTATAAACAATAACTTTATAGATTAAAAATGAGCGTGGAATTGTTTTTAATTCTATGCTATACTTAGGACTACTTCCGATTCTACGAAGTACTCAACCAATATTAGAAAGGTGGCATACTTAAATGTCAGATGTTTTTTCGTTTCGCTTATCAGAGGATTTTGTAAATAAATATAGTAATACTCCAGCACCGTTTGGATTTTCAGATGCGGGTAGCAACTCTTTAGGAGAAATTACTTTTATCAGAACATATTCTCGTGTTAAAGAAGATGGAACTAAAGAACGTTGGCATGAGGTTTGTCGTCGTGTAATTGAAGGTATGTATTCAGTTCAAAAGAATCATGCTAAAGATAATAGACTACCTTGGAATGACAATAAGTCACAAAAGTCAGCACAAGAAGCTTTCCAAAGAATGTTTGAATTAAAGTGGACACCTCCAGGCAGAGGTCTTTGGGCTTTCGGAACTCCAATGACTATGGAAAAAAGAAACTCAGCCTCACTACAAAATTGTGCAATGGTTTCTACTCGTGACATTGATCGTAATGATCCAGGGGCTCTTTTTGCTTGGGTAATGGATGCTTTAATGTTAGGAATTGGAGTAGGGTTTGATACCTTGGGACAAAATAAGCAAATGCCTATCTATGCCCCTACAGAGCCAGTTTCTACCTATGAAATTCCAGATACTCGTGAAGGATGGGTTGAGTCTGTCCGTCTTTTAATTAATTCATTTTTACGTCAAAATCAATCTATTCAAGAATTTAACTATGACCTTATCCGTCCTCTAGGATCAGCCATTAAAGGCTTTGGTGGGGTCGCCAGCGGTCCAGAACCATTAATTCAACTACATATACGCATACAAAATGTCATTGGCTCTAGAGCAGGAGAAGTACTAGATAGTCGTGCAATTGTTGACATTGTTAATCTTATTGGAACATGTGTTGTTTCTGGAAATGTTAGACGTTCTGCTACCTTGGCTTTAGGAACGCCAGAAGATAATGGTTTTATTAATTTAAAGAATCCAGAAGTATTTCCTGAAAGAAATTCATTTGATCCAGAAAAACCAGGCTGGGCATGGATGTCTAATAATTCTATTTCTGCTACTGTTGGCACTAAATATGAAGACTATGTTGATTTAATTGCTGATAATGGTGAGCCAGGATTTATTTGGTTAGATGTTGCGAGAGACTATGGTCGTTTAGCAGATGCACCAGACTATAAGGATTCCCGTATTATGGGATTCAATCCTTGTGCGGAGCAGCCATTGGAGTCATACGAACTTTGTACACTTGTAGAAGTGCACTTAAATCGTCATGAATCCAAGGAGGACTTCCTCAAGACATTGAAATTTGCGTATCTTTATGGAAAGACTGTTACCCTTATGCCAACACATTGGCAGCAAACAAACGGTATCATGCAAAGAAACAGACGTATTGGAACATCCTTAACTGGAATTGCATCTTTTGCAGATACCTATGGATTACCAACAACTCGTGAATGGATGGATGAAGGGTATCAAAAGATTCGTTATTATGATCATAAATACTCAGAATGGCTATGCGTTAGAGAGTCTGTTCGTGTAACAACAGTTAAACCATCAGGATCTGTATCACTACTATCTGGAGCAACTCCAGGAGTTCACTGGGGTCCAGGTGGAGAGTTCTACTTAAGATCTATTCGTTTTGGTAACACAGATCCGATGCTTCATTTGTTTAAAGCAGCGGGATATAAAATTGAAGATGATGTAGTATCAGCCAATACATCTGTAGTATATTTTCCAGTAGCATCTGGTCACAAGAGATCAGAAAAAGAAGTTAGCCTATTTGAAAAGATTGGTTTAGCAGCTACTGCTCAGAAGTACTGGTCAGATAATGGCGTTTCTGTTACTCTTTCTTTTGATAAAGAAACAGAAAAGAAGTTTGTCGCACCAGCCTTAAATATGTACGAAGGACAACTAAAGGCAGTTTCTTTCCTTCCAATGGGAAATAAGACTTATCCACAGCAACCGTACACAGAGATAACAAGAGAAGAATATAACTCTTATGTGGGTACAATTGGTAAGATTGACTGGTCTGCTATCTATGATGGAGTTGAAAATCTTGAGGCAGAAGGAGAGTCTTATTGCTCTACTGATGCTTGTGAGATTAAACTTTATTAACCCTTAGCCTGCTATAATAAGGGGTAGGAGATATATGTCTAACCCATCTAATTTATATGCAGAAAAAATTTACTCAGAGCACCCTCTGGTACTTTGGGCACTAGACGATCAAGCAGATTACGTAAGTTTAATTCCTGATGCACAAAGAAATATAGCATCTCTTTGGAATGACACAGAATCCTGTACTTTAAGTTCTGGGTCAGCACCTGCAGGAGAACCTTTTCCTGATAGTCCTACAAGCTTAGTGTCTTGCAATGTTCCAGCAGGAGCATCTGGGGAATCAATTATATTAAGTCCAGATCTAGGTCCAGATGATCCTGATCCAAAAGTTAACTTTCAAACCCTTAATACAACATTAGGAACATTTTCTATTGGTTCTTATTTTTATATTGATAGCTTATATATTAACTCTATTTCTATTGGATATCAATATGAAGATACTACTACCCTAGAAGTCGTTCAAAAGTTTAAAACTTTTACAGATCCAGCATACCAGTCATGGTCTTTTATGTCAGAAACATTTGAGATCCCTGACGAAAACACAAACTTTAAAATAATTATAAAAATATTAAAGTCTTCAGGCGGAGAAACATCTGCTGATTACAAAGTTTATTTTAATGGAATAACCACAGGACAATGGTCTGAAGAATTTCATAAAGAATCTTTAGGAGTAACACCAGCATCTTTTCCAGAAACAATTGCAATTGATACAACAGATACCGTTATTCCAGCATCAGCCTATGGAGTATCTAGTGATACCGCATATTATTTGGTAAAGAATAATGCTCTTCTTGCAAAAAATACAAGCATTCCCCTAGTGTTCGGTGCCTCTGGATTAACTAAGGTTATTCCAAACACATCAAACAAACCTTCCTTAATATTTCCAGGTCAAGGATTTTTAAATAAATCTGGGCAGCATAAAGAATACACTGTAGAGTTCTGGGCAAGAATAATTGCAGATTCTCCAGATCCAAAAAGAATATTTGGACCAATTGCTTCTACAGATGGACTCTATGTAGATTCAGGCTTTTTAACTTTAGTTATTGGTGGTCAGTCAAATTCTCATTTTGTTGGTGAGTGGTTTAGACCAATGCTTATCCATATTAGATTAATTAAGAATTCTGTGACGGTATTGGTAAATGGAGAACAGGTAATAGAAATTGCTATTGATACCACATCTTTAGCATTACCAGACTTACTAAATGCACAGCTAAAAAGCCAAGACTGGCTTGGATTTTATGCATACGAGAATGTAAGTTTGATTGAAGTAGACTGTTTTGCTATATACTCTTACCAAGTTTCTGTAACTGTTGCTAAACGTAGATGGGTTTATGGTCAAGCCGTATCTTCAGCACAATCTATCAACTCATCCTATGGTGGAACTTCTGCTTTTATAGACTATTCATTTTCAAACTATACCGCAAACTATAACTATCCAAGCTTTGCACAATGGCAACAAGGAAGCTTTGATAATCTAGAAACAACATCTTTAGAGTTGACAACACCATCCTATAGTTTGCCAAACATATTTTTAGATACTAAAAGTTTAGATGATTTGTATACTGACTGTAAAGCAATACAGACAGATCAAGAATCTGGAGCATTTCCACACAAGTTTTTAACATTTAGACCAAACTCAACTTGGAGTGGACTAGGAACATATCTAAACTTTCCAAAATTAAATATTTTAAATGATAAGGTTAAGTCTATTTATGGGGTATTTGGCAGTAATGTATTATTGCTTGATGCAGAATACTACAACACTTCTCCAGCAGACTATATTGAAGCAGGGTATTATAATACTACCAGCTGGACAGAATTTTTTGATGCTGGAAATTCAGGAAATAATCAAACATTAATTAAAATTTATAATACGCTAACAGGTGATTTTTTTATTGTTAGACTTAATGAAGCCGTTATTGAGTATGTTTTAAATTATAATAAAGAAGAACAACTAGTGTATACAACAGAAAACATTGAGTCTGAACAACTTTTTGCAGTTGGAATTAATATTGATGATTTATCTAATGTTTTTGGAGGCAATGTTTCAGCATTCTTTGGTAATGTAAATGGACTAAAAGTCTATGTTGCGGGAGACGAAGAAACATCTAACTCATTCTTTGGAAAAATTTACTCATTAGGATTTACAACAGAGCTTAATCATAAATCAATATCAAACTATTTTAATGAATACGGTGTTGTTAAATTTGATGATTTATCTGCCCCTGGAGTAACAGAAGAAACTAATGCTATTGCTCTTATAAATCATTTAGCCAGCTATACCCTGTTGCCAACAGAAGCATACGATGAATTCTTCCTTGATATTGGAGTATCTGGACACTGGCAAGACTACCTTCCACTTTCTTATTTTGCTAAATATGTTAATAACGCACAAGGGGCTTCTTACTATGATTTAGATTTTTTACAGTTTAACCTTGGATATCCATCACCATCTAAACTACTAGAAAAAGAAATTAATTCTTCGTGGACATATGAAGATTTAAGAGAACAATATTCAGCACCTATTCAGCAAACTTATTATCAAATAGATAATAGCCTTATTACTGGATGGAATGATTATGAAGATTTAGCTCAAAAAGCATTGAAGTACTACGAGTATGACACATCAGAATCTTTTGTTAAAAGCTATGTTACTTTTCAATATATAGCAGAAGGAGCAAACGCTCTTGATGAAACCTTTAATATTAATGTTCCAGCCAAAGAAGGATCAATTATTGATATTGATAACTACCCAGACTGGGCTGCTAGTAAATTTGAAGTTGTAGACAATACAATTATTTATCCTAGCAAGTCTGTAGATTTCAATGACTTAGCAGTTGTATATTCTATTGACTTTAATGTGCGTGGAATTATTAATAGACCAATTAAAATTAAAGAATTAGAGATAGCTTCGCAAGCATTGAGTGATAATGCCTTTAACTCGGTAGGTACTAGGTTTGGAGTTGATCTAGTGCCATACAAAAAATCTGGAATTTATTTTGACTATAAGTCAAAAAATCCTTTTAGTATTTATAAGTCAAGCACACCATACCTTTATTTAACAAAAAATTCTGGAATAGAGGTTCGTGGGGACTTTAACTTTGAAACAAATCGTGGCATTGCTATGCCAATTAATAAAGAATTGTCAGATGAATATCGTGTAAGCTCAATGCAAGCCTGGATGTTCGCAAATCAAGATTTTTTTTCTGCTTCACCAATTGAAATCTTTGAAATTAAATACAAAGAAGATATTATTAAATTTTACATGGTTGCAGACAGCCCATCTGGATCAAGAGCTAAGATATATGCGACTAGTAGTTTAACTGGAACAGAGTACACAAAGCTAACATATTTCTGGAACGGCATATCAGTTCAAAATCCAGTTATTACAATAAAAGAATGGGGATCCCTAGGATTGCAGTTCTCATCTGCACTAAACTTTGACCTATACACTGGTGCAATTAATCTAAATGGTCCAATACTGTTTAATAATATATCTTTCTACCAGGCAAACAATTTACAGACAATACAGAGCATTGTTACTAGGCCTTGGCTAAAGGTTTTGAACAGTGATGGAGAAAAGCTTTGGTCGTACTGGAGTGAAAACTTTAATTGGCAAGAAGCCTTAGTCGTTTCAAGCTCAGAGCTATATGGAGTCAACCCAACAGATGTTTATAAGAACTACCTAGGAACTAATAAGATTATCATTGATGATAATGAGGGTATGACGTTTGATTCTAATAAGATGAAGATATATACTGATACTACATGGGATACAAAGACCCTCTTGCCAGTCTAATATGGTATACTTGAGGTTATGGATTCATTAATAAACCCAAAAACTGGTAAACCGATTGTTAACAATGTACGCAGAAAAGTCATCGATAAGCACTATGACTGGGGACTGTATGTGTATAAAAAGTCAACTGGAAAATGGTTTACAGACGGCTCAGGCTCAGTACTGAATATCCCTGCACAAAAAGGGGATATATCTAAGATTGCAGAACTAAAAAGAGAAGCAATTTCCTACGGAGATGACGGTCAAGGAACAGCAGTCTTTGTTCCTGGATTGACAAGGGTAACAGAAGAAGAATATTCAGAGCAAAAGGATAGAATGAAGCAAGGATTAATTCCTTCCCTAAATGACCTTGGTGCCATTGACGCAGCACAGAAAACTTTAAGGATGTATGGCGATGAGGGATAATTCTGATTACGTTAGTGCAAAACTAAATACACAAGAGCAAGAAGAAAACATATTCCACGCACAAGACCCATTTAACAAAACATGGGATGATCTAAAAGATCTTGGTGGCATCAATCAAAATTTTAAAAGAAGAACTGTCAGACTTTTAAACAAGGCTGCTGAAATGACTCCAGCATATTTGAACTCAGCAAATGCTCAGTCATCAGGAGTTGACGGTACAGGAACTAAGGGTATTAATCCTGGAACAGTATACCGAAATGGATATGGCCTGTTTGATATTATTACTCCACCATATAACATGTATGAGCTAGCAAACTTTTATGATACATCTTTTGCTAACCATGCTGCTATTGATGCCAAGGTAGAAAATGTTGTAGGTCTTGGATACCGTTTTGATATTTCAGATAGAACATCTTTACGTCTTGAAACTTCAAGTGATGAGCAAGCATCTGCTCGTGCTCGAAAAAGAATTGAGCGCATGAAGATTGAACTTCGTGATTGGCTAGAGAATTTAAATGATGATGATTCATTTACAAAGACTATGGAAAAGGTTTACACAGATCTACAAGCAACAGGAAATGGTTTTATTGAAGTAGGAAGAACTGTCGAAGGTGACATTGGATACCTAGGCCATATTCCAGCAACAACTGTTCGTGTGCGTAGACTAAACGATGGCTTCCTTCAAATCATTGGCCAACAAGTTGTTTACTTTAGAAACTTTGGGGCTAAAAATCAAAACCCAGTTACGGTAGATACTAGACCAAATGAAATTATTCATCTTAAAGAATATTCACCATTAAATACTTTTTATGGCGTACCAGACATTGTTGCTGCTTTTCCATCTTTAATTGGTGATAAGCTAGCATCACAATACAACATTGATTACTTTGAAAACAAAGCGGTACCAAGATATATCATTACCTTAAAGGGTGCCAAGTTAAGTGCAGATGCAGAAGATAACATGTTTAGATTCTTGCAAACTGGACTAAAGTCTCAATCTCATAGAACCCTGTATATACCACTTCCTGGAGATACAGACCAGAATAAGGTTGAGTTTAAGATGGAGCCAATTGAGAATGGCATCCAAGATGGTTCATTTAAAGAATATAGAAAACAAAATCGTGATGATATTTTAATTGCTCATCAGGTTCCAATCTCTAAACTTGGTGGTTCTGATTCAGGAATCGCAGCAGCACTATCTCAAGATCGTACATTTAAAGAGCAGGTTTCTCGACCAGCTCAACACCATCTTGAAAAGATTATCAACAAGATTATTAAAGAAAAAACAGACATCTTAGAATTGAAGTTTAATGAGCTAACCCTTACAGATGAAATTGCTCAATCTCAGATTCTTGAACGTCTTGTTAAGACTCAGATTATGATGCCAAATGAGGCTAGAGAAGCTCTTGATCTCCCACAAACTAAAGATGGAGATACTCCATTTGTAATGTCTCCAGGGCAAGCAAATGATGCTCAATCAAATGCAAATTCAAATCGCCAACGGGATACAGAAAGAGTTAACAACCAGTCAGATGGACCAGCAACCATTGCTGGAAGAAATCCTAAAGGCGAAGGAAGATCATCTCAATAGCTGAGAAAACTAATAAATGTTTGGTATAATAGATACGTTATGATTATAAATAAAGCTTCCTGGGTTACAGACGGCGACAACGTTCGTCTATCAATGCCTTTTGGCAAAGTAGATCAAGAGCGAAGACTGGTTTCTGGTTTTGCGTCTCTAGACAATATTGACAAACAAATGGATATTGTAACTACCGAAGCTAGCATGAGTGCTTTTGCAAAGTTTCGTGGGAACATTAGAGAAATGCACCAACCATCTGCTGTTGGTAAGATGATCTCATTTAAAGAAGAAAAATATTTTGATCCAGAATCAAAGAAGTTCTATAAGGGAGTATACGTTTCTACCTATATTTCTAAGGGTGCCCAAGATGCTTGGGAAAAAGTTCTTGATGGTACATACACTGGTTTTTCAATCGGGGGACGAATGAACAAGTGGGAT